TTTGCGGAAAATGGGGAGCTCATGGTCGCAGTAATTGTTATTCTTGGTGCGCTCGCTATTGCCTTGCAGGCGGTGACTGCGATTGCCAGAATTGCAACGGTAGTAAACCTTGGTTTTAGTGCGAGCATGGTGGCAGCGCTTGGGCCGATTGGTTTGGTTATCGCAGCATTGCTTGTACTCACTGCCGGTTTTGTTTACTTTTTTGGGTTTACGGAAACAGGGCAAAAGTTGTGGGCTGCGTTTACGCTGGCATTAACAAAACGCTTTCATGAGGTTGGGCGGCAGGTGGCCTTGACGGTAAACTTTATTATCGCCAGGTTTGAAAGTATGGTTAATGTGGCGGTAAAAGCGCTAAACTTTATATCGCAAAAAGCCAACAAAATTGACGGCATAAACATTCCGATGATTGCGGAAGTTTCGTTTGGGCGGGTGGAGATTCCCGAGGTTTATACCAAACCGATTGAGTACACGTTCCCGACGAAAGCTTTTGGGGCGGGGACTGCTTTTCAGGCGGGGGCTAATGACCGTTTGACTGGTGGCGGGCAGGCCGGGAACATGGGTTCGAACATTCCCATGAACTTTGGTATGCCATCACTGTTGGGTGCCACGCAGGGTCTGGGCCAAAACTTTGCTTACACAGGGCCAGCCACAGGGTTTGAGGGTAGGGCGGCCGGCAGCTCTGCAAACTACAACAACATTACGGTGAACCAGGGCATCATGTCAGGGGTGGGCACCAGCGAAGCTGAAGCGGGCAGAGTTATTCAACAATATCTGAACGCATATTCCCGGACAGGTGGCAAGTAGTGTCTACCGTTGTCGAGCTGGGCCTACTGGGTGGGTTCACTCTCGACGACCCTATAGCGGGGGTACTCGGCAACACCGATTTTCGTTTGGGTGGCATATTCTTTTCCGACATTAGTGCCGATGTGATTCAGGTGCGCACTCAGCGGGGCAAGAACCGCGACCTCGACGTGTTCGATACGGGGCGGGCCACGGTACGGCTGAACAATCATGGGCGCGACTTCGATCCAAACTATTTGGCGTCACCGTATGCGGGCAACATTGTGCCGCGTCGCCCGTTGCGTATCACTACGGATGGGGAAAGAGTTTTTACGGGCTCGGTTGATGACTGGAACTTTAGTTATGTTCCTGGGGGTGAGTCGATTGCGGAGATTGTGGCGTCGGATGACTTCACACTTATTGCTAGGCAGACACTAGAAGCTGGGACTGCCACACCACAGGCCACAGGGGCCCGTGTAAGCGCCGTTCTCGACATGGACACAGTTGGGTGGCCTGACGACCGTAGGGACATTGACGCAGGCGAGTCCGTGTTGGGTGCTGACACCTTTGACGGTAACGCTCTGGACTATCTGCAACTGGTGGAACGGTCGGAGCAGGGGCAACTTTTTGTTTCTAAGTCTGGGAACATGACTTTCCGCGACCGTTTGGATGCGACACCTAAGAGTGGGTCTATCACGACGTTCGCTGATGACGGTACCGGCATTGAGTACACGAGGGTGAACGTAAACTTTGGGACTGAGCTTTTATTTAACTCGGTCGAGGTGACGAGTGCGGTCGGGGTGGGGACAGCGACCAACCGATTCTCACAAACACAGTACGGGATCGCTTTCACTAGCGTGGAAACTTTGGTAAACAGTCAGGCGCAGTTAGACAACATTGCAGATTTTATTGTCCAAAAGTTTGCGCAGCCAGAATACCGTTTCGGTGGGGTGTCGATGAACCTTGACGATATGACGGCGGGCGAGAAAACTCAGGTGCTGGAGTTGGAGCTGGGAAGCATCGTACTGATAAAGTTTACGCCGAACGGTATCGGTGATCCTATCCTCCAGTATGGGCAAGTTATCGCGTTGGAAAACAATGTGGAGATATCTCGCCATGATGTGACTATCGGGGTGACGGCGCTCGATTGGGCGTTCCTTGTATTGGATGACAACTTATTCGGTAGACTCAACGTAAACCATCTAGCTTTTTAGGGAGAACATTTATGGCTGGTGCAGGCTATCGCACGTTTGAGGCTGCGGAAGTTTTGACTGCGACTAATGTGCAAACCTTTTTGCAGGATCAGGTTATTGCGACGTTTGCTAATGAGGCGGCCCGTGATGCAGCTATCACTTCACCTTCTGAGGGGCAGCATTGTTTTTTGAGGGATGTGGATGCGTTGCAGTTTTATTCTGGGAGCGCGTGGGTTGCTGCCGGTGGTGCCGGTGGTGGCGGTTTTGAAACTAACTTTCTACTTATGGGAGCATAACAAATGGCAACATCATATAAATCACTTGGTCAGCTTGACCTGACTACGACTTCGCTGACGGACCTTTACACGGTGCCTTCCTCGACTGAGACGGTTGTCAGCACGGTTATCATTGCTAACCGGACTGCGAGCGCAACAACTTTCCGCCTGGCTATCCGCGTGGATGGTGACGCGATTTCGAACCAGCATTACATTGCTTATGATGTACCGGTTGCCGCGAACGACTCCACGACTTTGACTTTGGGTATCACGATGTTGGCTACCGATGTGATGACGGTTTCGGCGGGTACTGCCGATGTGTTGTCCATCAATGCTTTCGGTGCTGAAGTAACCGTCTAGGGGTTGTTATGGCTGTAACAAGTATGAGCCAGAGTTCTTTCGGGCAAAATATATCTAACAACCTCAACATTTCCGCTGTTAGTGGGCATGATTTAAGCGCCTCGGATGGGGAAGCAGACTATTACGCTTACACCTCTAATGGCACCGTTGTCTTTGCGCAGGGCTGTTTCATTGACGCTTTATGGATTGGTGGCGGCGGGGGCGGTTCCGATGCCGGTTGGCGCTCTGCGGGAGGTGCCGGTGCTGGCGGGTTGCTAGTCCTGGAAAACTATTTTATTCCTGCGGGGTCTTACGCTGTGACGGTGGGTGCTGGTGGGGCTAAAGGCGGAAGTCAGGGTTCGGTAGGTGGCGACACTGTTTGGTTAGGGGCAACGGCAGACGGCGGCGCGGGGGGTACTGGGGACAGGCAGACAGGCATGGCTGGCGGTTGTGGTGGAGGCACCTACGAAGGGTACGATGCCGGGCAGGGTTCTCAGGCTGATGTAACTGTTTCAACCGGTGGCTCGGCTACGGGTCACGGTTTTGATGGGGCGCGGGCCGGGCAGGCTTTTGCCACGCAGTTAGCTGGCGGTGGCGGCGGTGTAGGGTCTAACGGTTTCAACGGGGTCGGCGCAACTTTTGACACTGCTGGGACTGATTATTCTACGAAGTATGGTGTTCGTGGCGGGTTTGGGACAGAGCTTGTTCCTGCGGCGCACTGGTTGCTGAAAGCATACTTGGCTCACGGTGTTGCTAATGAGTTTGGCGAGTATGGGTTTATTGGCGGAGGCGGGGGCGCTGGTGTAACGACAAGCGCTGACTACGGAGCAGGCTCTAGTGGCGGTTCTGCTGGTGGCGGGGGTGGCGCAATGTCTGGCGAGTTTGACGCCACTGCGGGTGTTGCAAACACTGGCGGCGGGGGCGGTTCTCGCGGGTCCGGTAACGCTGGTGGCGCGGCGGGCGGTAGTGGTGCCCTCTTTATTCGGGTTATGAAAGTGAGGCAATAATGTCTTATTGGGCAAAGATTGACTCGGATAACATTGTTGTTCAGGTCACTGTGGGGGATAGCACTTCACCGGGTGGCGGATATAAGTGGCTCATTGACAACCTTGGTGGGGTTTGGTTGGAAACCAGGCGTGACGGTACTTTGCGAAAAAACTATGCGGGTATTGGTTTTACTTATGATGCTGACCGTGACGCTTTCATCCCGCCACAACCATACGCTTCATGGGTGCTCGATGAGGCAACCTGTCTTTGGGTGGCACCTATAGATTATCCTGCCGATGGTGGGTCTTATTCGTGGGACGAAGAAACAACTGATTGGATCGAAGTGCAGGTGGACAGCCCGTAACTCTGCCCGGTTTCGTTGTGTGCTGATAGACTCGTTACATTAGACACCGGCCCCCTCTGATGCTTAGGCTCATGGGGGCGGTTTTCTTTTAGTGGATGATAACCTCCACTACATTGAACCGTCTGCAATTTGTATGCGTTTTTTCGTTCGGGTAAGTGGCAACTATTTGGGATTCCCGAACAGTTCGAATCTGTGCCGGGAACGTGACACATAAAGTTATCTGTTCCCGAAACTAGGCGACACCGTACCGGAAGTGGCACAGGTTTGGCACAACTGTACCTAATTGGGTACACATATGACACATGTGTGCCGCTTTAGAAATATAGTTTAGGTACAATAAAGTGAATATTGCGGTGCTTTAAACACACTTTATTGCTTTCACTTTTAAGTTCGAGTACTACCTATAAGTTTTTTTACTTTTACTTTTAAGTAAAAGTGGGGCTGTGGTGAAAGTACAAACTTTATGTGTCAAAGCACATAAACCCACATGATGCGATGTCGGAGAAACCCCACACCAACCCCGAAACTGTTACTAATGTAAGCCACTATTCACACTAACTCTCCTAGTGTCACTTTAAACGCAGTTTTGTCACTGTCTGGCACTTTTTACCCTGAAGCGCGGTGAGGGTCGGGCGGTAGAATGAACGAATGAGACTCTCTAACCCGTGGCCTGCCGGTAAAACTATTAACGCGAGAAGCCCTTACGGTTGGCGAGCGAAGCATCCCATCACGGGTAGGCGGACTTTTCATCACGGGGTCGATGTTGCTGGCGTGTTCCCGGTAACTGTTGCGGGCGATGGTGTTGTGGTGAAGATTGGGTGGAGTCGCACAGGTGGCGGTCATACTGTCCTTATTGACCATGGGCAGATTGTCACGGTCTACTACCATGGGGCGCACCGGACTGGGTTGCGTAAAGGGCAAAGGGTTTCCGAGGGCGACTTCATTTACACGTCTGGGACTACCGGTGCGAGCACAGGCAACCATTTGCATTTTGAGGTGAGAAAACGTGGCGGGCGTTGGGGAAATACGCAGGATCCTGTGCCGTTCCTTGACGGTGCTGCCGTGGTCGTGAAGCCCGCTTTGCTCAAGGTGGATGGGCGTTTGGGGCGCAACACTTGGAAAGCGTTTCAGACTGCACTCACGAACGCTGGTTTCCCCCTGGGCCGTATCGACGGCAGGCCGGGAAGGATGACCTACACAGCTATCCAGAGATGGGCTGGGGCGAAACCTGATGGGGTGTTCGGGCCAAACACTCGACGGGCTGTACAGTTGAGGCTTGACGTGAAACC